TAATCAAATGTCTGCTTTCCTTGATAATGTTATCAAAGCAGATAATCCTGATCTTAAGTTTATTGTTGCTATTGATTCACTCGGTAATCTAGCAAGCGCTAAGGAGATTAAGGATGCAACAGCAGGTAAAGATTCTGCTGATGTCGGTCAACGTGCTAAGGCAATTAAGTCTATGATGCGCACACTTACCTATAAAGCTGCTAAGGCTAAGGTACCAATTTTGTTTAGTAATCACATTTATGAAGGAATGGAAATGTTTCCTACTCTTGTTAAAACTCAGAGTGGTGGTAAGGGGCCGATTTATCTTGCTTCGGTTCTTGTGCAGCTTAGTACGAAGAACGAGAAAAGCAGTGACAATCCTAATGAACAATCTGTGGCTATTGCTCACAATATTTCAGGTGTTACGTTAGGTGCAATGACAGTAAAGAATCGATTTGTACCTTCTTATCTTAAAACAGAGCTTTACTTAAACTTTAAGTCAGGCCTTGATAAGCATGCAGGTCTTTTTGAAATTGCTGAAGCATTTAAAGTTATTGAAAAGCCAGGACGTACAGTAATGTATAAAGGTGAGAGTCTTGGTTACAGAAAAGATCTTGAAAAAGATCCTAAATTTTGGGAAAAGATTATGCCAGAGCTAGAGAAGGTTCTTCAAGAACAACTTTGCTATGGTACAGGGGATTCAGTTGATATTGAAGAAGAAGTCGATAATATCGAATAATGCCTGCTCCCACTCCTGGTAAGCTAGATCTCGATTATTACGAGAACATTATTCTTTTTAATTCTCTTTTTAGTCAAGAATATTTAGCTTCAATTATTGATCATGCTGATCCTACTTACTTTAATGATAAAAGCATTCAAACAGTTTTTAAGTGTATTACTGCGTTCTTTGCTGAGCGTGGAGCAGTGCCTACAGCTACTGAAATTAAGTCCAGACTCTCAACAGAAGACGAAAGACGATCATTTAACGAAGTTGTAGCACGTTTTAAAGAGCTTGATACTAAGTTTAATAAAGAAGAGCTTCTTAATAATACAGAGAGGTTCTTAAAAGAAAGGTGTCTATATAAAACAATTGTTGATACTGCAGAAAAGTACTCTGAAGGTAAGGCAGATCCTGCTGAGATATTAAAAGAGTTTGAAAAAGCTTATAATATTAATCTTAGTGAGGATATGGGTCATTGGTACTTTGAAGAAGTAGATGAACATATTAAAGAACTTACTAAAGTTTATAATGCTATTCCAACAGGCTGGAAATTCTTGGATGAAAAGATTGAAGGAGGATTATTTCCAAAGTCTCTTTACTGTTTAGTAGGTCAAGTTAATATTGGTAAGAGTATCTTCCTAGGTAATATTGCAGCTAATATGGTGATGAAGAATAGAAACACTCTTCTTATATCTTTAGAAATGTCTGAGTTTATGTACGCAAAACGTATTAGTGCTCAGCTTACCCAGATTCCTCATCACAGTCTTAAGCTATATACTGATGAACTTAAAGATCAAGTTAAGCATATTGAACGTCAACTAGAGAGTAAGCTTATTATTAAAGAATACGCTCCAAAGACAGTTACAGTAAGAAATATTGATGCTTATGTTAGTAAGCTTGCTCATAAAGGTTTTAAACCTGAAGTAATTGTTATTGATTATATTAATCTTTTAAAACCAGTTTCTAAAAATCTTAATTCATACGAGTCAGTAAAAGAAATAGCTGAGCAACTAAGAGCTTTAACCTTTAAGTATAACATTCCTATTGTTACAGCTTCTCAACTTAATCGCGGAGCTTTTAATACAGCAAGTCCGGGTATGGAAGGTATTTCTGAGTCAATTGGATTAGCAGCAACATGTGATGTAATTTGCTCTTTATGGCAAGAGGATGAAGATAAAGAACTCGGTATTATTAACCTCGGTATGCAGAAAAATAGATTTGGAGCTAATTTCGGTAGTTGCGCTTTTAAGGTCAAATATGAAACTTTAACACTTAATGAAGTTAGCGCAGATCATTTTACTACTGAAACACCTCAACAAGCTGTTAGTGATGCTCAAAGCGCCTTACAAAGTTTATCTGAGCCTTGATAAATGTACTAATATGTAGTAAATAAAGCTACATATATGTTTAATGAAAAGGTACTGGACGAATTCTTATCTAAGAATGACCCTCTAAAGCAAATTTGTACAAAAGAGTTTATACTCGGGGTATTTAAATTTGGTTCCTTCTTGTCTATTTTACATAATAAAAGGTTAAACCCATCTGCTGTATTTGTTCTTATATTAGAAAGTAAAGAAATAAGAGATCTATTTGTAGATGTTACTCATACTGAAAATGCTAAAGAAGCCTTACTTGGTCTCTTGCAACTTTACCCACCGCTATTAAAATCTAAGAATACTAAACGACTATTCAAGAAATCAATATCCGGCAAAAAGTGACAGATCTAGAAAAAAGAATTTACAATAAACATTTAGCGGTATCTCGTTCCTTACGTAATAAACCTTTTAAGCTTAAAGGAGATTTTACTAATTTTGAAAATAATACAAAGTATCCTTCTATAAAAAGGCTTTGTATATTCTTTAACAAGTACCCTGATGTAGATATGGACACATATTTTATGGCTCCATATAAGCTATATAATGACACTGATTACTTTGACTTAGCTTATTTTGCATCACCTAGAGCAATTAAAGCTTATACAACCTATAAAAATCAGCTCTTACAAATGTCTCCAGATAAGCAACAAAATGAAGTTAAAGAATCTTTACTTTTTATATCAAAATTTTGTTTAATGAATAAGATTCAACTTCATGAATACCCTACTTTTAGATTTAAAGGTATGGCTCCGGAATGGGTATATCATTTGAAAAGTAATAAAATAAATCCGTTTTCTTTAATGGAATTCCGAGGCATTTTTAATTATATAAATGAGATGCCCTTTGACGAAAGAGAGTTATTACTTGGAAACTTTGGTAGTAACTATGTAGACTATAAATCTCGTTATAATTCATCAACAACATTAAAACCTTTTCTTTCTGTAGCAGCAGAAAAATTAAAACTTTTTATAGATAAGAGCTTGAACACTTCAAAATCTTATGTATAATACACACAACATAAACAACCAACCCAATAACACAACTATATGACATTAACTAAAAACCTATTCGCTGAAATTACAGCATCCCTATCTAATAAGAACGAAAATATCTATAAGGATATTTTGAAGTTTGAAGCTAACAAGACATATCTCGTTCGTCTTGTACCTAATATTAACGAGCCAAAGAAGTCAATTTATAGCTATAAGCATCATAGCTGGAAGAGTCATTCTAACGGTCAGTTTATTACCTCTCTTTGTCCTAGTACTTATGGAGAGAGCTGCCCAATTGATTCTTACGTTATGAAGACGTACAATACCGGTACTGATGAAGAGAAGAGGAAGCTTGGAGAAATTTCACGTAAGGAGAGTTGGATGGTTAACGCTTATGTTATTTCCGATCCTACGAATCCTGAAAACGAAGGTAAGGTTAAGGTTATTCGTTACGGTAAGGAGCTTGCTAAGATTATCGATAGCGCAATTACTGGAGATGACGCCGCTGAGTTTGGCGCAGCTAAAGTATTTGATGTTGCTAACGGTAGCACTCTTCGTATTAAGTGTGAACCTCGTACCGGTAATACTGGTAATCGTATGTCAGTAACTTACTCTTCATCTAAGTTCCTGTCTCCTTCTAAGCTTGATATTCCTGAAGAGAAGGTTGTAAGTGTTCATAAGGATATTCATGATCTTGCAAAATTTAATAAGACGAAGACTACAACTGAGCTTCAGCAATCTCTTGATCAACACTTCCATTGCATTGAAGATGTAAATACAACAGAAGAGGTTGATGAAGATACTCTTCCCACACCAGTAGCTAAGACTCCATCTAAAGATGCTGCCGTCGAAGCCATCTTTGAGGGTGTTACTGAGGCTCCTAAGCCTACACCTGCTGTAGATGATACAGATGCAAAACTTAAAGAACTACTTGCTGGACTCTAAAATATTAATCACTATACTCAAATTTATGCCTAGAATCAAAACTAACGCCGATATCCCCGATATTCAGAATACTGTTGACGGGTTCCCTAAGAAGTACATCCCTAAGGTTGGTACCCGTGATGCAACGCTTCCCGTTAAGATCATCCGTAAGGATGGTTCTGTAAACGAAGGCTCAGGAAAGTTCAGTATGTATACCGATCTCACATCTGAAAATAAAGGTACGAACATGAGCCGTTATCGTATCCTTATTGAAGAGATTGTAGCAAAGGATGGTTACTTTGTTCACGAAGTTATTAAAGATCTTCTTCATGAGTGTAAGTCACGACTTAAGTCTGATAATGCTTACGTTAAGATTAAGTTTGACTACTTCCTTAAACGTCAAGCTCCAGTATCAAAGATTGAGTCTCATATGGACTATCGTGCTAATATGGAAGGTCGTCTTGTAGATGGTAAGGAAAGACTCTATCTTACCGTTCACGTTATGTACGCTTCCCTGTGTCCTTGCTCTAAGGAGATTAGTGATTACGGTGCACATAATCAGCGATCAGTAGCTGATGTTACTGTTGAGATCGATGAGTCAAAAGGTATTATGTGGATTGAAGATATTATCGATATTGTTGAGAAGAGTTCTTCAGCTCCTATTATTAATGCTCTTAAGCGAGTTGATGAAGCTTATCAGACTGAGCTCATGTACGAGAATCCAGTCTTTGTTGAAGACATGGTTCGTAAGGTAGCAGTTGAGCTTGATAAGGAGCTTGATAACCGTATTAAGGACTATTCAGTTGTCGTTAATCACTTTGAGTCAATTCATACAGCAGTAGCCGTTGCGGTTATTAATGCTGGTAGGGAGCTAAAGTAATATTATGGCCGTTTCTGAAGAACAATTAGCAGCGGCTATTATGGCCAAAATTACCGGTAACAATCTTAAAAAGATTGATGAGAGTTCTATTTCACCAGTAACACCGGGTATGAACGCTAATAGACTTGACCCTATGAGTTTTATTAGTCGTAATGTACCAACAGGTCCCTCACCACTTGAGATTCAAGCAATGCAACAGATGAATATGGAAGCTGAAAGATTATACCCGCTACCTAATAACCCGGCTCCTATTCCTCAAATGCCTCCTGATGCAGTTAATTTGCCATATGTTGTTGAGGCTTCTAAACCTCAATCTACACCAGTTACAATATCTGATTCAGTTATTACTCGAGAGGATATTGTTTCTATTAGGTCTCAGCTTGAGCGTACAAATGCTACGTTGACAAAAATGTCAGGAATGTTAGGAAAAGTATTTGCATCTTTTACAGAAAAGAATAAACTCAATAATAGTGACTAGTACTATTACAGTTAATAAAGAACTTTTTGTACAAAAGTTTTTACTACCTATTAGTAAATTAGCTGATAATATATCTCTAATTCCTGAAGGTAAAGAACTATACGCCGTCTGTTCCTCCCAAGACGGTAGTATAGTTCTACTTGCCTCTTTAACTCTAGATTTACCAATTGAGGGTATTATCAAAATTAATTTACCTGATGTAAAAAAGTTTGTACGTTTACTAGAATGTATTGAAGATAGTTATATTGAATTAATTGTTGAAGATAATCATATAAAGTATCATACACCTAGTTTTAAGTTTAACTACTACTTACTCGAAGATAGTTATATGCAGAGGTGCCCAGTTAATCCTGCTAAAATTAAAACACTAAAATATGATTCAGGGTTCATACTTCAAAATATTAAATTTAATGAAATACTTAAAGGTAGTTCTATAGCTACAGATTCAGATAAACTTTATTTTTATACAAAGAATGATGAAGTGTACGCTGAATTAAATGATTACGAAAGACAGAATATTAATAATCTTACCTATTTAGTTACAGATAAATTTGTAGGTGAACCTATTAAGAATGCTCTTCCTCTTAATCTTGAAAATGTACGTATGTTAGCAGGTTTAAAAGCAGCAAGTATATCAGTAAAGATTAATAATACATTAAAGGTAACACTTTTTGAGGTAACAGATCAAAATGTTAATATAAAGTTTGTTATATCAGCTCTTGTAAAATAGAGAGTACTGGTATAAATTACCTTATATGTCAAACAAATTAACTACCCTAGGTTACACTCTTAAGAGATTGCGTGATAGTGGATATTACGCTCATAGGCTTTTTACTGAGTATAGTGAAATAGATCCTCGAGCCTGGACTATTGTAATTGACCCTGGAGTAGCTTCTATATTCTGTACATGTTATATTAATGATCCATATATCGGAGAATCATATTTTGAATTGTTTGACGGAGGTCAATTTATACCGGGTAGGTTAAAGCTTAAGACAAGCTCCCACGAAGTATTAGTTGAGCATTTAGTTAAGTTCGGCATTAATAATAAAGCTCCAGGATATAACGAAAAGGTACAAACAGTTTCTTTACAAGGGAAAGAATAAGTATCTATGTATGTCTACAGAAGATCAAAATAAAAAGAAGTCTGTTAAAAAAAGAGCTTCTAAAAAATCTATATCTACTAAACTAAGTGCTACAGACATAGAACAAGGGGTACCTATAGAAAAAAATTTACATGTCGAGGATGTAATTAAACAAGCATTTTTACGTTTTTATGATAATGCCTCAATTAGAGGTTCTAAGGTAAAAGATTTAGAACATTTAGATGTTATTACACAAGAGTATCTGAATTCATATATGATTTTGGGTTATGATATAAATGGTGAAAAGGTCTCTATTATGCATGCTGAAACACCTCATGATAGAGATGCTTTAGTAGAACACCTTCGTACAACACTTCTCAGCTTTCTTAATCCTAACGAACGTTAATTGGTTTAAGTTCTTACCATGCCTTAAATAAAACGCATGGAAGATGATATTATCCAAGAACCTATAGACGATAAACAGTACTATAGAGGTGATAGAAACGTACCAAAGGAAGATGCTCAATTTGAGTGGACTCCTAAAATGGTTAAGGAGATAAAAAAGTGTAAGGAGGACATTGTACACTTTGCTGAAAGTCATTTTTATATTGTAAATCTAGATAGAGGTAAAATGAAAATTGACCTTTATAAGGCTCAAAAACGAGCTCTTAAGAGTCTAGCTGATAATAGGTTTGTTAGTGTACTAGCCTCCCGTCAGTGCGGTAAGACAACCATTACCACTATCTATGCTCTTTGGAATACTTGCTTTTATGATGATCAAAGAGTTATTATTGTAGCTAATAAAGAAAGTACAGCTATCAATATTTTTAAACGTATTCGCATGGCCTATGAAATGCTTCCTAACTATTTAAAGCCGGGGGTTAAAGAATACGGTAAAACAGGTGTAACCTTTGCGAATGGTTCAAGTATAGGTATTAGTACCACAACAAGTACAGCAGCAAGAGGTGATACTGCATCTATTCTTTGTATTGACGAAGCTGCCTTCATTGATCAGAACTTTATGGAAGAATTCTGGAAATCGGTTATTCCTATTATTTCTTCTGGTAAGAAAACAAAAATCTTTATGGTTAGTACTCCTAACGGTACAGGTAATAAGTTTTACGAAATTTATTCAGGTGCTGAAAAAGGAACTAATGGCTGGAAAGCTGAACGTATCGATTGGTGGGATGTTCCTGGAAGAGGAGAAAAGTGGCGTAAACAAATGGTTAACACTTTAGGTTCTGATGAAGCATTTCAACAAGAGTTTGGTAATACTTTCTTAGATCCATATAATTCAGCAGTTGGTGCTTCTGTTATTGAAAGATTTAAAGAACAGAAAAAGAAAGCTATTTGGGATGCTGAAGAAGGACATTATAAAGTATATGAAGCTCCTGATCCTAACAAGTTATATGTAATAGGTGTTGACGTTGGAGAAGGTATCGGTAGGGCAGCAACAGTAGCTCAAGTCTTAGATATTACGGATTTAAAAGAAATAAAACAAGTAGCAGTATTCGGTACAAATATTATTGAGCCTTATCATTACTCTAATAAGCTTGTAGTATTAGCAAGTCAATGGGGAAATCCACCTTTATTAGTTGAAAGAAATAATTGCGGAGGTCAAATTATAGATAACTTATTTCATAAACATTTTTATGAAAAGATTGTTAGTTGTTCAAAGCTTGCTAATATTGGTTCATTTTCTAATACAAGACACTTAGGTATATTAAGTCATAATAATCTTAGATTTGCTGGTGTTGCTAATATGCGTTATTGGGTTAACTTTCTTCAAGTAGTACATGTTAATGATATGGATACTATTAAAGAATTAGAAACCTTTATTAGGTATCCAAACGGTACATATAGAAAGAAAAATGATAATTTTTATGATGATAGAGTTATGGCTTTAGTTTGGGGTTTATTTGCCTTAGAGCCTGATATATGTCAACAATATTTTCAAGTTGATGAGGTAGATGAGCAAAATAAGCCATTAAAATTGTCTAAAATGTATTACGATGAAACAAACCCGACTCAATTTGTACTAGGAGAATTAACTACAACAGGTAATATAACATCTAATACAGGAGAGCCAGTAGAGAAATACACACCTCTTATGTCTGAAGTTGATATGAATAGAGCTTTAGATAAAGAAGATTACTGGGATCTATTAAATAATGGTTGGCAGACTCTTCATAATTCATGACAACTATTAATCCTACACAGCAATCTGTTCTTAATGTACCAAGTAAAGATAAATTTTTACTTGTACTAAATCTTCCGAGCATATTAAAACAACAAGCACAAACCAATAGTACTATTAGTTTAGAGCCTTTAGAAATAAAAGTATATGGGTCTGTAGTACCAACTATACAAGTACCTTCTAATGAAGTTCGTTTTGGAGGACAATCTCACCATGTATCTAGTTATAGTCGTCCAGCTTACGATCCTTTAAATGTAAATTTTGTTATTGATAACGGATTTAAAAATTATTGGTTACTTTGGAAGTGGTTAGCTCTTTTAAATGACCCTCTAGGTAGTTATTACGCAGGAACACCTAACCAGTATCAGCCAAGTAAAACTCAAATTCAATCAGGATCTTTAGCTGAATATTGTACTAATTTTTCTATTTTTGGTTTAGATGAATACAATAATCGAGTTATTGAGTTTACATATCTAAACGCATTTATAACTAATTTAGGGTCTATAGATTATAACTATAGAACACCTGATTACATTGAATCCACTGTACAATTTCAGTTTAGTCAGTTGGATATTAATCTCTTAAACTGAAAAAATCTATCGAAAAAGCATAAATAATAATAACAATATGGCTCTCTCAATACAATCTCCCGGCGTTCAAATCATTGAAACCGACTTATCTCAAACTATCACAATACCTACAGGTACTAGTGTATACGTTGCAGGTTTCGCTTCCCAAGGTCCTACTGATGAAGTAATACAGGTTACTTCGATTTCCGAATTTGAATCAATTTTCGGTACACCGACAAACGCTGCTGAGAGTTATTTTTATTATAATTGCCAAGCTGTTCTTAATTCAAGCGGGAATCTTCTAACTACACGTCTTCCATACGGTTCTGGTAACGGTTTAGGATTTGCTGCTACATATAGTGCCCTTGTTTACCCAGTTGTTTCTGCTTCAACAGGATTTACTATTGGTTCTCCAGTTCACCAGACACTCACTCAGAGCCAGTACTTAGCAATTCAGCAGAGTAACTTTACATGGGGTGTTACCAATCCTGCTACTGTAGGTATCGGTACTCAGAATAATGCAGTACAGATCAACGGTGGTCTTATTGTTCTTAACGACGCTCAAACAGCTGTTGATGAATACAATCAAGGCTATTACGTAAACATTGCAGACAATACAAATTGGGGGCCAACCTCTCCTTACACTGAAGTTATTAACGTCGTTGGTCTTTCTGCTCAAGACACTTTCCAGACAGTACCTCCTTCAAGCTTAGCTTTCACCTTAACAGCCGCTTATGGAACACAAGGTAGTTCAATATCTCAGGTTATTGAATCAGTACCAACATACAACTTTGGTAATGCTAGCTATAATGATTCTCTTGTATTAACACTCTTCAAGATTCGTAAGTCAACTTATCAACCTAACGTTCTCACATATTCGTTAGTAGAGTCTTATATCGGTTCGTTAAATTCTAATCGTACAATTAACGCTCCTACAGGAGGTGCACCTCAGTCCTTCTACTTACAGAATCTTGTTAACAATAATTCTAATAATATAGGTCTTTTTGTTAACCCAACTATTTCAACCTTTACTAATTGGACATCCCTCTCTGGTAACACACCTGGACAAACAGTAAGAGTTGCAACTTCAGCGGCTAACCTTTACGCTGAAGGTGTATATAATCCAACATATACAACTAACTCTGAAGTAATCGGTAGTGTCGATCAGAAGATCAGTCGTGCTCTTTCACTTGTTAGTGCACCTGAAACAACAACAGTTGATCTCGTAGTTGACGCTGGTTTATCAACAATATTTGCAAATACCTCTGGTGCCGGTTTAGGTACAAATGGTATACAAAATAATTACTACGACGACACAATTTACGCCGATGTTGCTTCTTTAAGCTCCTACGGTACATCAACTACATTACAGAATTGGAATACAATCTTTAATATATTCAATAACTTCTGTCAGAATACACGTAAGGATTGTATGTTTATTGCCGATCCTTTAAGACAGATATTTGTTAACGGAGCTAATACAAAGACATTAGATAACCCTAACAATAACTTCACATTAAACATCTATAACCCTTTACAGAATTCGTTAGCAAATGTTGATACAAACTACGCTGCAATTTATGGTAATTGGCTAAAGACTTACAACGCTTTCTCAAATAATTATATTTGGGTTCCAGCTTCTGGTTATGCTGCTGCAACATATGCAAATTCTGATACAGCTACTCAGCCCTGGTATGCTCCAGCAGGATTAAATCGCGGACAGTTACAGAATGTAACTGATATAGCCTTTAATCCTAATCAAAAGCAGCGTGATTATCTCTATACAATTAGTGTTAACCCGATTGCGCTCTTTAGCGGTGAAGGATATGTATTGTTTGGTCAAAAGACATTACAAGCTTTACCATCTGCCTTTGATCGTATTAATGTACGTCGTTTGTTCTTAGTACTTGAACGTGCTACCAACAAGGCTTTAAAATACTTTGTATTTGAGCCTAATACAGTCTTTACACGTACACGTCTTGTAAACACAATTAACCCGTTATTTGATCTTGCTAAGAATACTCAAGGTTTATATGACTACTTGGTTGTCTGTGATCAGAGAAACAATCCTCCAGCTGTAATCGATAACAATCAATTAAACGTTGATATCTACATTAAGCCGGTTCGTGCTGCAGAGTTTATCTTAGTAAACTTCATAGCTACAACAACTAGCCAAAATTTCAACGAATTAATTTAATAAATATATAAAATTATGTCACAAAATATCGCCGACTTCTACACATCAATACAAGCTAATGACTTTGCAAGACAGTTTCAGTTCCGTGTCTTGCAATTAGCAAATATTACGTTTGATGATTCCTCACTCGTTTATATTGAAACAGCTAACTTACCCGGTCGTTCAATAAACAATATTCCAGTTCCCTTTATGGGTTTGAATTTTAACGTACCCGGTACTGCTAGTTACCCTGGATCGGATGCTTGGAGTGTTACATTCCGTTGTGATCAAAATTACAATATTAGAACAGCTTTAGAGAACGCTACTATCGCAACATTTGATGATAGTTCTTCAACAGGTTCTTATAACATCGCTACTCCTGCAAGTAACATTATCTTAGCACTTCTCGGTAAGGATGGATCATTTGTTCGTCAGTATACACTCTTCGGTGCGTACGTTGTATCATTAGAAGCTCTTACTTACAACTTAGGAGATAACGGAACAATTGTAACACAACCTGCAACACTTGCTTATCAGTATTGGAGAGTAACTGGTGGTACAAACCCTATAACAGGGTTTAGCGGACTACAAGCTTAATAGTTAGTTTTAGCAATAAGTAATATTGCTATATGCCAACTAACTCAGGTGATCAAAGTACAGGTGGTCAGATACCGTTTTTCTTAGAAAACGTTTTAAGTACTCCTGCTGGTGCCCTACCTAAAGGAGCTCAATGGGTATTAAGATTTATCGGAGATACACTCAGTACAACTGGTAAACCTGATTATAAAGGTATTTTACCTGTTAACGCTATTAAAGCAGGAGTAAGTTACGAACCTAATGCTTGGCAAATACAAAACGCTTTAGATATTGTTGTTAACAACGAAGCGTATCAAACAACAAAAGGTTGTATGTTTGCTCAAGCTGTACAAATACCTGGTGAAGGTAATCAAGTAAATGCTGAAGGTATAATGCAAAACGGCTTTATTAGAGGTACAGTCGGAGCAGGAAGGGAAGCATACAATGGTATGCAAATTGTATTCTTAGAAACAAATGTAAGCTTTGTAGACAACGTTATTAGACCGTGGACAATAGCTACATCTCATTTAGGTATGATAGCTAGAAAAGGAGATCTTAATTATCGCTGCACTATACAAGTTTGGAAATTAGGTGTAACAGATCCTTCTGTACCTCCAGTTATTTTACAAGAGTATTTATTTTACGGAGCATGTCCTATAACTATTGACGGTGAGGAATATAACTATTCTCAAACTAGTACTGCAATTAATCGTAATACAACATTTACATATTATTATTATACATTAAATTCCTATATTGATGGCGGGTATAATAAAAAATCTAATGTTACAATTAACGCAACTAATAGCTCTCCAACTCTTTTAGGAGAAATTATAAACGGCTTAACTAATCTTATCATACCTTTCAATTTTATAACACCAGCTGAAACTCCTATTATACCTGCTTTTAATGTCTTGACAGAAAATATACAACCTATTATACCAGCTTTTAATAATACAACTCCTAATGTTACTCCTACTATAAACTCTAATACAAGTAATCTTAATATTACAGAGTCTCCTCGTACCGTAGAAACAATTAATAGTACTACCCCGACTGTATTACCTTCTGTAACACCTCCAGTAAATACAACTATACCTCCTCAACCGACTATAACACCTGTAAGCAACACCACTATAACACTTCAACCTGTTATAACCTCACAGGTAAATACAAATATACCTTTACAGTTCTTTATAAACCCATCTAAACTAACTCAACCTGAAACTCACCCTATTATACAAGCTCAATCAGGGTTAACTAACCTTAACACTTTAGTTAAAAAGAATATTATTAACGCAGGTGTTCCTTCATCCTCTGTTAAAGTAACTCCGATTATTTTACAAACTAGTAGTAGAGCTCAAGCTGCAATAAAAGTCTAGAACTTTAAGTAATATTAATATAAATTAATAGGTGAGCAGTTTTGTAAGTAAAATAAAAATATGTGATAAAACACTTTATTGTAAAGAATTAAAAGTTAAACATCATAAGACTATATTAAAAAGTCTTTTAGGTAATACACCTGATTACGAATCTGCTTTTTATAATATTAGTAATATACTTACTGAATTAACTAATATTAAATTTGAAGAAATAAATCAGCTTAATGTTATTGATTATTTTTTACTACTATTTGAAGTAAGAAGTTTAAGCATAGGTAGTTCTATTGCTGCTGAAACAACAGGAGAGAAAGTAATAAAGTTAAAACTTAATGTTAGTAAATTTAGCGAATGTTTAAAAAATATTAATATAGAAGATTTATTACAACCAGAAACAGTCGATAATATTATTATAGAATATAAATTACCTACAATACAAGATATTGTTAATATAGATATTAATTCCCAAGAAACAGTTTATAAATTATTTGTAAAATCCCTAATAGTAAAAGATTTATATGTTGATCTAACAGATATAGATTCTAATACCTATATTAAAATTTTAGAGTATTTACCTGCTAAAGTTGCATCTTGTTTTAATAAACGTTCTCAAAATCTAATATCTAAATTTAATGATATAAATCTTCTTTCTTATTTACCAGGATTAAAAAATGAGCAGTTAGTTTTTAACTTTAATATTAATAATTTAGGATCTATTTTAAAATTATTATTTGGTGAACAGTTACTAACGCTATATTCAAATATTTTTACATTATGTAATCAAGGTAATTTGACACCTGAATATATCGAAAATTGTACCCCTGGTGAGTATATTTTGTTTGTTAAAAAAATAGAAGAGATAAATCAAACTAGTAAAGCATCTTTACCGTTAGATATAAATGTACCTACTCAAAATTTTGGTTACCCTGACGTACCTACAGCAACATCTAAGTCGGAGTTTCCGTCTATAGGTTGATATGTTAAAGAATTATTACTAAGTACAAATATGAGTAATGCTAAGAAAGTTATTGAGTTATTAAAAGAGCTTGAAGTAAATACATCGTTTGATATATATTTACCATCTTTACAAAAAGAAGTAAAATTTAAACAACTTACTACTGAACAACTTAAAAGAATTCTCAGAACCGCTCTTATTACTGCTGGTTATAATTCTGAATTTATTTTAACATTTAATAATATTATTAAAGAAAACTGTTTAGATAAATCTATTAATACTGATAATCTAACTATTTACGATAAAATTTTTATTATCTATAAAACTAAAATTGTTAGTATATCGCCTGATTATAATTTTGCATTTACTGATGAAGAAATTAATACATTTTCATTAGAAGAAGCAAATAAAACAATATCTCTTACAGATATCTTTAATGAGTTCGTAAATAGTAAAACAGAGTTTAAACCTGAAACTACCACATATAACGGATGTACTGTTACATGCAATATACCGTCCTTAGCTACAGAAAATAAACTTGAAAGTGAATTACACAAGAATATTATTATTAATTTAGAATCTGAAAATGAAGTAAGTAAGGTAATAAGTGATGCGTTTATTAATGAAGTAGCTAAGTTTGTAACTTCTGTTAATATAAACGGAGAGGAAGTTAACTTCCTATTATTAAACTTTACCGAAAGAATAAAAGTTATTGAAAATTTACCAGTAACAATAACAAGCTTTATCTTGAAGTATATAGAGAATTATAAAAAAGCTATTGAACCTCTACTATCTTATACTTTTGTAACAGATAAAAACGATACTATAAGTAAAGATATAACATTAGATCCAACGTTCTTTAACATTTAAATCTCAAAACTATCTTCTTAAATAATATAAGGAGATGGATACTGATAATAAATTAGATGAGATACTAACGAAGTACCTAGATAATAAACTAGGTCCTATTCTTGCAAAACATTTTAATAATGTTGTAGAGGATAATCTAGCTATTTCTAAAAAGAAAACTTCTTTAGCTGAACGGGTTAACGAATCAGGTGGTTTGTTAGGTGTGGGGTTTAATTATCTTAAAAAAAGATATACTGATAATAAAGAAAAAAATAATACCCCTACAGCTGTAGAACAGGCAGGGGTAGGTAAACCAATAAAAACTACTGAACCGGTAGTACCGCCATTAGAGACCTCATCTCAAAATTTAATAACACCTGAACGACTTAAAACAGGTGAACCAGCTACAGCTAGTAATAAAGAAGAAAAACACCTTATTAAAGGTGAAGGTAATGTTGTTTTAATTGGAGGTATAACACCTCATGGAGTAGAAGATTTAGCTAGAAAATTACCTAAAGCGTTTAAGCATGTTTTAGAAGACCTTTCTAAGCATTTAGGTAAAGCAGCTACAGAAGAAAAGAAACCTAACGAACCTGCTTCTGGTGGAGGAAGCGGTAATGGACTATTAGGTACTATATGGGACTTTTTTAAAGGTAAAGGTGGTAAAAAATTAGCTGCTAAAGAAGCTGAAGAGCTTGCAGCTAAGGAAGGTAGTAAACTTGCAACCAAAGCTGTTGAAAAAACTGTTGCCAAAGAAGGCACTGAAATAGCTGCTAAAGAAGGTGGTAAGCTTGTTACAAGCGCTGTAGGTAAAGAAGGAGCTGAAATAGCTGCTAAAGAAGGTACTGAAGTTGCAGCTAAAGCAGGAGGAAAAGCAGGAGGTAAATTAGTAGCTGAAGAAGGAGCTAAAGTTGGAGGTAAAGTTCTTGCTAAGGAAGGAGTAAAAATTGGTGGTAAAGCATTAGGTAAATCTTTACTTAAAAAAATACCTTTAATAGGAGCTGTAGCAGGATTAGGATTTGGTGCTCAGCGCGCCCTACATGGTGACTGGTTAGGTGCAGCTGGAGAAGTAGCTTCCGGAGCTGCTAGTACAATACCAGGTATAGGTACAGCAGCCAGTTTAGGTATTGACGCTGCTTTAGCAGGAAGAGATATTTACAAAGCATCTAAAGGAGAGGGCGAAGGAGGAGCAACACCAGAAATTACTGGAGCTCCTGCACCTACAGAAGCCGGAGCTGCTCCCGTAGCTGACATAGCTGCAGCTCCTCCAGCAGTACAACCCGCTGAACCAAGTGT